GATAACCTGGTCAAGTAAAACTGTTCCATTTGGAACGGATGAACAGATTGATGTCGCAAGTATGCAATTTTTAATTCCATATTGGATCAATCCTCCTGCAGAGGTTACAAAAAGAAAAGCTATAGAAACTATTATTGTAAATATGCGAGCTGTTGCTGAACTTCCACAAGATGATAGTGATTTTTCGTGGGAGCAAGGAGATCTGTTAGCACAAATAATTATTACTCCTGGAAATCATGTTATCAGTGTAGAAGGAAGTGAAATAACACTTCTTGGCGAAGGCGGTGTGGAGTTTGACGAAGCCGACAATGTATTTTCTTGGGAAGATTTATTACTACGATTTTCAGATTTTATTGAAGGTGCTTCAGAGATTATCGTTAAAAGAAAATTTGGAGATCCGACTGGTGTAACAGGAAAAATTTCTTTTACTGCTGCCCCTAACATTTTAGATTGGGACATTAATCCAGCTACGCTACCAGCTAATACATTAGATTCAATTGATGCAATTGTAAATCCAATGACCACTGGTCCTGGTGTTGGATTACCAGCTGCTGCAACTGGACAAAGATATCTTTTAGCTGAAGATATAGCAAGTCCTACTGTTCCGTGGGGAACTATTATTGCTACTGTTAATGATATTATTGAATTTGATGGAGCTGATTGGTTTTTAGCTTTTGATAGTAGTGCTGCTACCTCTTCTGAAGTAATTACAAATACTTTTACAGGAAAACAGCGCCGTTGGAATACAACAACGTTTGATTGGGAACTTGCTGTTGATGGAGAATATAAACCCGGCACATGGAAAGTAATATCAACACCGTCGATTTTAGATCCTGAGGACTGTCCATAATAAATACAAATGGTCAAATATTATAAAAAATGCTTTTAATAATAAATACTATAGTTAAAAACTATACAGAGTTTTGGAGAGGAAAAAAATAAAATGGTATCTTTAGATTCCCCGGGTGTAGTTGTAACAGTCACCGATGAAAGTTTCTTTGCTGGTGCTACACAAGGAACTATTCCTCTGGTCGTTATTGCCACCCAAACAAATAAATCAAGTACAAATGATACTGATCCTAATGTTCCCGCGATTGCGCCTGGAACATTACAAGAAAATGCTGGGAAATTAACACTTATTACTGGTCAAAGAGAATTGATTCAGACTTATGGAGAGCCAATTTTCTTTGAAGATGCAGGTACACCACGTCATGCAGATGAACTTAACGAGTTCGGTCTACATGCTGCTTTACAGTATCTTGGCGTTGCAGATCGTGCTTTTGTTATTAGATCAGATATACGAATGCAAGAATTAATTCCAACCGACACACCTCCGGAAGGACCTCCAGCTAATGGAACATTTTGGTTTGATATAGCATCAACTGAATTTGGTGTATTCCAAGGTGATGGTGTTAAGTTTAATCATATTGTCCCGTTACTACTAGATCTTAATATTCCGGCATTGGATAATTTCATTGTTGACGCACAAGGCGACGACGGTGATTTTGCTATTGATATTGGAAATAATCTTTTAGGATTAGTAGAAAAAATCTCTGGCACATGGAACAGAGTTGGAACATCCGATTGGGTAACAGCTAAAGGTGGAACAGGCCCACTTATCGGCGGAGGTAACGGACCGTTTACTGTTACTTATTCTCCACATACAGGCATTCCACCAACAAACGTTCTACCATTAGCACATGATCAACACGTTTGGGTTAAAACAACCTCTCCAAACCAAGGTGCTGATTATAAGGTTAAAGTTTTTAATTCTACTACGCTTATTTTTACTGAGATTTTTGCTCCATTGTTTTCTACGGAAACAGAAGCTGAGACTTTTTATGGCGCAAATCTTGTTGCAGGTGTTTTGTTTGTCGATTATGACGACACAAATTCAACACATGTTATTAAGAGATTTGATGGCACTAATTGGCAAGAATTAGTTTTTGAAGCAAAAACTACCCCACCAACAAGCGATCCAGCAGAAGGAACGCTTTGGTATAGCACCAATCTTCAGGTTGATATTATGGCCAGCGATGGAAGCAATTGGCTTGGTTATAGAAATCGTTTTCCAACAACCGATCCTGGAGGAGTTCAGCTTGCTGCAACAGCTCCAATTACACAGAGTAATGCTTCAACGCTTGTCAATAATGATTTATGGCTTGATACAAGCGATCTAGAAAATTATCCTGTGCTCTCTCGCTGGGACAGTTCTACCCTCGAATGGGTTTTGATTGATAATACAGATCAAACAACACCAGCTGGAATTATTTTTGCAGATGCTCGTGAAATTGGTGGACCTGGTGGAACAGATCCGGTCCCTGGATTAACAAGTAATAATATAGATAATGATAGACCAGATCCAGAATTATTCCCAGCAGGTACGCTTCTTTTTAATATGCGTTTTAGCACATTTGATGTTAAAGAATTTGTAATAGATCATACAGCAGAAGGAGTAGATAGTTCTACCCCAGGAACTGTAATTGGTGATCGTTGGGTATTAACTAGTGGATTAAGACCAGATGGAAGTCCATATATGGGCAGAAAAAGCCAACGTCGTATGGTAGTAATAGCACTTCAATCTGTTTTTGTATCAAATCAAGACATTCGATCAGAATTTATATTCTTTAATTTAATTGCTGCTCCAGGATATCCTGATGTTATTGATGAAATGATTTTACTTAATACCGAGATTAAAGAAGTCGCATTCATTGTTGGTGATACTCCTGCAAGATTAGCCCCAGATGGACAATCAATTCTCGATTATGCCGCCGATATTTCCGGTCAATTCGCATTAAACGGCGAAGAAAGTAGATCATCAAGCGTTCGAAACTTTAATGTTGGGCAATGGTATCCATGGGGTCTAGGAACTAATTTAGATGGTACCGAAATTATGATCCCACCAAGTACAATTGCTCTTAGAACTATTGCAATTAACGACCAGATTGCATTCCCATGGTTTGCACCAGCTGGATATCAAAGAGGTTTGGTTACTAATGCACAGAGCGTCGGTTTCTTGAATACAGAAAGTGAATTTCAGAGAGTAATTCTAAATCAAGGTCAAAGAGATACATTGTATCTTAATAATATCAATCCAATTAGTGATCAACCAAATAGAGGATTGGTTGTTTTTGGACAGAAGACTTTGGCTCCGCTTCCAAGTGCGTTAGATAGAATTAATGTTGCGCGTCTAGTAAACTTCTTACGCTTCCAGCTCGAAGAACTTATGAAGCCATTCTTGTTCGAACCAAATGACTCAGAAACACGAGAATCTGTTACTGTTTCAGTTGAAAGGTTCTTGGGTGATTTGCTTGGTAAGAGAGCTTTGTTTGACTTTGCTGTTAGATGCGATGAAACAAATAACACTCCAGAAAGAATTGATAGAAATGAATTATGGTGTGATGTTGCTATTAAGCCAACCAAAGCCGTAGAATTCATCTTCGTTCCGATTAGAATTCTTAATACTGGCGATCCTCTATAAAGAAAACAATATAAAAATCTTTTATATAGCCCGGAAATTCCGGGCTATATTTTTTGACTATAATTAAGTATAGTTTTAATTATTTAAGACCGAAAATAATAAATAACTATGTAATATAATTTGAAAAGGATCAAATCGTGGGTACAATTAACAAATTCGGAGTTCCTTTAGGTCCAGGCGGTGTTGAAGGCCGTGGCGGCATTTTACAGCCAAAGCTAAAATATCGCTTCCGTGTTCGCACGGTGTCTTTTGGACCAACTGGACCAAGAGAGCAAATTAATCTAACACAACAAGTAATGAATATTACTAAACCAAAGATTTCACAAGAAGAAGTCGTGATCGACAGTTACATTTCAAAAGCATGGGTAGCTGGTAAGCACACATGGGAACCAATTACACTCGTTGTCCGTGATGACATCACGAATGCAGTTAGTAGATTGGTTGGACATCAATTACAGAAACAAGTTAACCATTTTGAACAAACTTCTCCGGCTGCTGGTATTAACTACAAGTTTGCTACATTTATTGAAACAATGGATGGTGGTAATGATGTAGTACAAGAACAGTGGGTTCTTGAAGGATGTTGGCTACAAAATGTAGATTATGATATATTAGATTATGCTGCTGGCGCAGATGTTCAGATGATTACAATGACTGTGCGTTTCGACAGTGCAACTATGGTAGAAACATTCGTAACTGCACCAGATCTAACAAATCTTGGTGGTACACAGCTTTCTGCTCCTGTAGACGCTACTACATAATAGAGATTAACATATGGCTGGTATAGATAAATCGCCATTTTCGTCATCAGCCGGTACAAAACTGGCATTTCGGGATGGCCAGAGCGCCGCCCGAAATTTTAAGATAAGTTTACGTAATGCAGTATTTACGAATAATGCTCTAATCCCTAAACCAAAATTTCTATTTTTTGTAAAATTTATTCAAGCATTAAGCAATTCAACTACACCGGGTCCAATGGCCGCCGATACTCATAGATATTCAGATCCGTCAGAAGGAATTGTTTTCCAAGTTAAAACAATCGATAAGCCAAAATTTAATATTAAAACCGAAACTCTTCATCAGTATAATAAGAAAAGAGTTATTCAAACCCAAATAGATTATCAACCAATGACTATTACTTTTCATGATGATGTCAGTGATCATGTTATTAAATTTTGGAAGGATTATTATGAATATTATTATGGTGATGCTAGAAGAACAAATTCTGATTCATGGCGAGAAGATATTGTTACGAAAAACTTTGACGAAGCCGATGGCAGAGGATGGGGATATGTAGGTCGGTTTGCTGGTAATAATGCCAATAATAAACATTTTCTTGAAAGAATAGAGCTTTATCAATTCTATGGACGAGAATTTACTCTTATGTCTTTTGTACATCCAAAAATTTCTGTATTTGATCATGATGCTAATGATTATGCCGATGGTCGAGAAGGACAAGGAATTAGAATTACATTCGATTACGAAGGTGTAATTTATGATCTTGAAAGTCAACGACTGAATAGTGAAGAAGAAGAGATATTTAATTTTAGCAATGAATATTTTGATATCGGAGCAGGAACACCGGGCGCGGACATACGAACAGATGGTAAGAGAGAAATTCTTGAGGACAGAACAAGCGGAGTTGCAAATCCACGAGTAACAGATCCTACTCCAGAATCAGGAACAGATCGTTTTAGAAAACAGCTTAATACAGCATCCCTTATTTTACAGAATGCTGGAGGATCTGCCTTAGGTGGATCAAACTTTTCATTTGGAACCGGAGCATTTCTAGGATTAGGAAATCGTGGGGTTGATTTAGCTACACTTACTACACTTGCTGGAGGAAGTCCCGCACCCGATTTAATTCAAAAAGCAACAGGGGTGAAGAACGCAATCGATAATTTTGGGACACTTAATCCTCCAACTTCTGGTGATGTGATTCAAGCTGTAAGTGAAACTACTAATACTGGAATTGATTCAACAAGTGTATCAGCAGCAGCATCTATTTTAGATGCTCAAAATGCGTCATTAGAAATACCTCTAGGATCTGGACAATCAACTTTAGTTACAAGAACGCAACAATCTTCATTTAGTAGATCTTTAGGAACAGGAGCAGTAATAGCTAGAAAAGAAGGTATTATTGGATCAACAGCAACACAAGAAGCATCCCAAACTTCTGCTAGTAAAGATGCTAATTCTTTAGTTACACAACAACCGTCAGGAGAATATTTGTTAACTAACAGAGGTGCTGCTTCTATGAATGCTTTACGAGCTTCAAATAGTGTTCTTGGAACAAGAACTATAACTAATCCATTTGAAAATCCAAATGCAGTGGATTTAAATAATAGAGCATTGTCTATTGAGAGAAATGAATAATTAGAATTGGTTGATTTTACATGAAAAAACCAAAATTTAGTCGAGGCAAATTTATACCGAAAAATCCGGAGAAGTATATTGGAACATATCCAATTATCTATCGCTCTTCTTGGGAATTAGTTTTGATGCATCGTTGCGACCAGCATCCAAATATACAAAAATGGGCAAGTGAGAGTATTAAAATTCCATACTGGAATCCTTATAAAAAAGGTGCCCCGGGAATTCCTAATACAATCTATGTTCCAGATTTTCTTATGCAGTATATAGACAAAAACGGAAAACAGCACGTTGATGTCGTTGAAATTAAACCATTAAATCAAACAATTAGAGAAAAGGCTCGTGGCACAAGGAACAAAATTTTATTGTCTATAAATAAAATGAAATGGAAGACTGCTCAAAAATGGTGCGCTAATCATGGTTATAGATTTAGAATTATGACAGAAGCGGATATGTTCGCCCAATTAACTGGAACTAAAAGAAGAAAGAAAAGAAAATGACCAAAAAAGTAGACGAATTTTTCGACTTACCGCCTTTGGATGAAGCATTAGCAGAACAAGATGCTGATAAACTTGAATGTGAACTTGAAGAAGTTTCTAATACCTTAACTAATCTCCCAAGAAACGCAGGAATATTAGCTAATGTCATGGAAGACCAACACGACAGAGAAACGGAAGAAATAAGAAAAAAAGCAATTGCTTTATGTGATGAGGTTGCCGAAGTGGCAAGAAATGTAAATCCAGAACGCAGCGCCCGTTTATTTGAAGTTGCAGGACAGATGTTAAAAACTGGCCTGGATGCAGCAAATTCTAAATCAGAGAAACAGCTAAAAGCAGCCAAATTAAAACTTGAGGCGCGCCGTCTGAAAATAGATGATGAGTTGATTGGAGAAATCTCTCACGGAAAAGTGATACTAGCAGATAGAAATACACTTTTGAAACAATTAATCGCCGAATCTAAAGATAATATTGTTGATGTAGAGCCAAAAGAAGACTAATCAAATAGTTGTTTTTAATAAATACAATATAGTGTTATAATTAATTTAGGATGTTTCTTCTAATGACTGTAAAATCATTTAAAGACTATGTAAGAGAAGGCGACCGAGAATATAATCTACGCATTAAGACAGTCGTTCCTCTTGATGATATTGAACTTGAATATATGGAACGAGTTCTTGACAAATATGTCTTGAGAGATATTACCAAACCCGTAAAGACTATTTTACAAAAACATCCTTTAGATTTTAGAGATCTTAGCAATCTCGAAGTATGGATAGTAGATATTGTTACTGCGCTTCCAGTTAGTGCTTATGTTTTACAGCAAGAACTAAAATTAGCATTAAATATTCCAGAAAAATATATCGTTGTTAGAAATGCTAACGATCCAAAAGAAGTAGAAACTCAGAGGATGGCAGCTAGAGACGAAATTGATATGGAAGCAATGGAGCAGGGATTAAGTCCGGCACCACGTTTAAGCACAAATAGCGCATATGATGACGATGAACTAGGAGTATTAGAAGATCCGGTTTATGGAAACGATTATAATTCAAGATTTCTTGAAGTGCTCGCACAAGTATCTTCTGATCGTGACGAATTCCTAGTAGATGTAGAATCCACGGAGCTGGACGAAGGAGGAACCGTCTTAGATGCTGATGATGTTGCTCCACCAAATGCTTTTAATGAAGATATTGTTGATGCTCCAGAACCAAAATATTCAATTTATGCTGAGACTTTAAAAAATCTTCGTAAAGAAGGAAAGATAGGGCAGGCACGTCTTAGTATTAAAGCAAACTACGACGATGATGAGATAAAAGAAACCAAAAAATATAATAAATATGGCGCCGATGGTCAAAAAGTAGCCGTTGCTACTAATTCTCCAAACTTAGCGGGTTCAACTTC